TACCTTACCATTACTGACAACTGCTCTTAGTTTTCCACCTATCCCGGTTCCAATACCAACTAATTCTAAATCAGGTGCAGATGTATATTGCTCTCCTCCAAATCTGACATCACATGAAACTATTTTCCCATTTAAAGTTACAGCTTTTACTTCTGCTCCAACACCATTTAAAACTTTAATATTAGGTTTCTTTTCAAAGTTCAATATTTCAGAACCATAATTAGAACCCTCTTCATAAAGATAAGCATCTACTAGTTGACCTCTAATTTTAGGTGTTAAAACTAAAGATTCGGTTCTACCAGCAGATACTGGTGAATATACAGCATTAGCGTTTACTACTATTGGTTCAAAGAAAAATTCATGATTACTAGATGTATTTCCTTGTGATATTCTAGCAACGTTACGTCTTACAAAATTACTATTAGGATCAGTAGCACCGATCCCGACATCTATCAATTGGAATTTATTATTATCCAATCTCAATACTCGATACCTTGTTGTAACACCAAGTCCAACTGGGGAGTGACTTGCATTCCCACTTGATGGAGCGTATTGAATTAAATCACCGGTATTAAACCCATGATTTTCAAAGTTTATCGAATTATCAACTGTGGCAATACCAACAGGTTTTACGATTAATTTTCTATTAGTATAATTTGAACCTTGATTTAATACTTTAATAGATTTTAAATGATTTTTTAAATTAAGTAGTTCAAATCTATGAATTCCTGATTTATTTTCTGCCGTAAATCCAATTGTATTAATTCCAGCTTTGTAATCCTCTTCTCTACCGTATAATTTTATTGAACTAATTCCAACGACCTCTGGGTAATATACTGACCCATTAATAAGTGTTTTGTTTTGATTTAAATTTGATCCAAGGAATGTTCCAATACCAACTGAAGTGTGACCATTATTAAAATAAATTAATGGTTCTCCATTTTGTAAGTTGTGTGCTTTTTTAAATTCAATAAAATCATTAATATGATCGATACCTCCTCGAACATTTTTTAATCTACCATCGAAAATTATTTCTCTTTTTCTTTTTGTAACAATCGGTTTTAAGATAGCACCAGAACCATTTCCACCAGATATAGTTACTGATAAAACATTTTCTACATCAAAATCTTGTTGATCTACTAATATCTCTTCAAGAGAACCAGTTACCACAGGTTGTACAAGAGCAGTTGTCCCTGTTCCTGCAGATGGAACTTGAATAGTAGGTGGATTTACTACGTCAAAATTTACCCCCTGATTAAAAATATCAATTTTTTTAAGGGGCCCATAATAAATTTTATCAAGTGATTTATAATTTGCTATTTCTACACCATTTATCAATATTCCAGTTGTTCCTTCTTCTGTTTTGATGGACTTTCCAAATTGTATATTAGGTTTTGCAGGAAATTTTCTTAATATTTTTTGAACACCAATTTCCTCATTTTTATGTCTTAATAATATAAATTTATGAGAACCTGTAGATCCGATCCCTGTTGTTGTAAATTCTTTATAGGGTGGTCTTGCAGGATTAACGTTTGTTACCGTGATAAAAGATCTTGATGGATATAATCTGAGTATTTTATTATCACCACTAGAATCTGGTAAAACTTCGGCATAATAAACTCCACCAGTTGTATCTAAACCAACAATAGGATCATTTTCTGGAATATATGCCAACGCATCTCCAGTAACAAATTCTAAAATATTAGGAAATTGAAGTTTTGAATACAATCCAGTAACAAGATTTTTCTCTAATAATTGTGCTGTTCCGATTCCAGCTAAATCTATTTGAGGATCAACTAAAGATGCCTTATCAACAGTTTTTTCAATTAAATATGATGGCATAGATGATGATGCCACATAATAATTCTCATCATTATCATTATAAGTGTTTTGGACATTTGAAGTAATAGCATTATTACCAAACTCTAAATCTACACCCACATCACCAACTGCTTTATCTAACTCTCTCTGAATATCATGATCTAATTTGTTTACATTGATTGTTGAACCAAGACTTATTCTATTATCGATTTCTGTAATATTTTTGACAATGATACCAGTTTGCTTGGGTGTTGATGAACCCTTTGCATATAATGATACTTTATCACCAATTTTTAAGTTTGAACTATCTGGTTTTGTTTTTAAGAAAAACTGGTCTGATGATACAATATTCTCTGTGTCAAGTTTAAATCTACTTGCAGTATTATATAACCATGAATTAAAAAATACAGTTTTGCGAGTTTTATCTGAATCAAGATTTGGATTTGGTATTTTTTCCCCTAAATTTTTAACTGTTATCTTCTCACCTTCTAAAGTGACACTTGATCCTTGAGTTGGTAATAATTCAAAATCAGACAATACACCAGTAATTCTTAATTCAACCCTTTTAGTTAAATCGCCATCTTCATATCCAAATATAAACTCATCACTTCTTATATCATCAGTAGATCTTATAGAATTACCGATTCCTGTGCAATTCAAAAATTGATTTATAGTTTTATCACCGTATGTGATCGTGTTTATTCCATTTACACCATTAGTTACTAGTATTCCAGTGGTGCCAAATCCAACTGTAGAATCAACAGTAAGTAAATTACTATTGATCGGAGCATCTTCAATAACTCTTGTTTTACCGGGAATTGTAAACGTTCCTTGAATACCGCTTCTATCATCGTACCCAACAAATAAATTTAATTTATAATAAGTTGTAATACCTAAATTTCCAGATCTACTAAAAATTTCTACTTCAGAGACAGACCCTGATGTGTTTAAATCATTAGATTTAGTGATTGTCTGACCAACTAATTTATTAGGATCACCTAATATTTGTTGAGCTACTATAACTTCTCTTCTGATATATTCAGATGTAGAAGGTTTTATGAGAAAATTTTCTAAATCAATAATTTTTGGAGTAATCCCATATAAAACATTAAATAATATACGGAAAGATTCCTCTGTTCCTTTAGATTTGTATAAGGATTTACTCTCTTTGATAAAGTTACTTATATCTACATTTGGATTAAGAGTAGTGTCTTCGAGCCCCGGAGTTAGGTATGTTTTAACTTTTTGATAAAATTCTTTTAAAAATAATACACTTAAATTTTGAACATTTGACGACGTTGTGTGTATGCCAGATACACTTGTAGAAAACACCAACTCACCGGGATTATCAATATCATTATATGTGGTTATACCGCAAAATCCCCTTACACAACCTGTAAAAGTGTTAGTTGTTAATCCAGTGTATGTAATAATTTCATCATCAATTTTTAGTAAACCATACTCATTAGGAAATCCCTTTGTAGATGACACGGTAATGGTATCACTATCGGTAGATATTCCAGAAGACAGAGTGGTCATACCAACTACTACCTCTGGAGTAAGATTGTCAAGTTTAAGATATTGATCTAAATTATCAGTTAAATCTATTACACCACCACGATATTCCTGAGAAACATAATATTGTTTTAAAAAATCTACAGTCAAAGGACTCTCTGACGTAATAAACTCAGGGAGTTGACCTTCTATTATTTGTTGAACTTGTATACGTTTGTCTATTCCAGTTCCAATCATGTTCTTGTAAGTTCTCCGTTAGAGTAACTTGATGTTACCTTATATCCAACACCAGATATTTGTTCTCCTGATGTAATTGTATCCTTAACCATATTTATTTGGCTACTAGGAATGTTAAAATCTAAATATAAATCTTGTAAACCTATCACGTCATTTGATTCAGGAAATGCTTGAACCTCAATTACATTGTTTGGTCTATCTGTTGATGTAATATTTACCGTGGTAAGATTTATTTCACCATGAACGTAATCAACTATCCCTGCAGATTTTACAACAATGATAGTTTCACCACTTGCATTTTTTCTAACAATAGAGATAGTCCCTGTTAATTTATCATCATTAGGAACATCGGTGAAGAAAAGTGTTTCTGTTTGCCCTAATATTCTGAATCCTGTGCTTTTGATATTTAATCCTTCTGGTTTTACATTAAATTGATTACCAAAACACAGTTCATATTGTGCGAATTGATTTAC